GTCCGCAGCCCGGTCCACATGGCGAACTGCAACAGATTCCGGTACTGCCCGTCCGTGCCGGCCAGAATCAGCCGCTGCTCCTCAGGCGAAAACGGATCGATCTCGTCCTCGGTCTTCGGCTTCTCCCTGACCGAGTACGTCCAGCCCGCCATAGGGTTGATCTCGATCAGCTCGTCATGCACTGCATCGTTCAAAGCTGATCGTAGGCAGCTCTGCACGTTCGACAGCCGCTTGTTCGAAGCATCCATGCTCGCCATTGCCTCCTTGATCATTTTCCGACTGAGCAGCACCAGGGGATGATCGCCAAGCTTCGGCACCAGAACCCCGTCGATGATTTTTCGATAGCCGTCGATGGTGCTGGCCTTCAACCCCTTCTCTTTCTTCTCCAGCCAGCTTGCGAGGTATTTCGACAGCGGGACTTGCCCGGTCTGGTATCCAAGCCGATTGGCTCGCTTGGACTTGGGGAAGGTAGCCAGATAGTCGAACGTGCCGCCGTGGATGGCTAGTTCGATTTTGGCTTTGTGCTGCTCTGCGCGCTTCAGATTAGAGGGGCTGGGCTCAAACGGGAGTCTCTCGCGGCATTGGACGCCCTCGAACATGAACGAGATCTCAATGCTGCTCTTGGACGCCGCTCGGACGCCGTTTCGCTTTCCACCCATTCCACATACCCATCAACGCTTATTAGAGGTTTTTTGTCCGGCGCATGCACCCATACGAGTCCCTTTGTCCATGTGCCGTCTGCGATCTTGGCTCGGATCGCGGCCTCAGTGTAGCCACTTTCGGCCGAGAACTGACTGATGGTCTTATATTTGATCATCTCAACACCTCATGCTGATTGATTGTTTCTAGCAATGCGTCCTGAACAAATTCAATCCAGTCATCAGTGGACTGATCGATTTCTTGACATGCCAGCGCAACCTTCATTAACGCGTACACAAATAGACTCGCATCATCCCCTGGCCGTATCTCACCCGCGATCCGCATGGCCATCACGACGACAGCGCCAGCCTCAGCACGGCTTTCCGCTTTGCAAAGATGGTCAATAATTCCAATTACATCGCCCATAGCTATCTCCCAGCGCTGAGTTTTTCGAGGCGCTCGCGCCTGTCTTCTGCGGCCCGCCAGCTAGTCCCCCTAGTGGCTGGCATGCATCGCTTATTCACCGTATGTATGTGAACGCAGGCGAGGCACTTCCCATTCTTGACGATCCGCCAATACTCGTGCTCCCGCTTACATGGCTTGTCAGGCCAATACAGTTGCTCGCCGGTGCGGATGGCCTGCTGCCTGCCAATTTTTTCATTTGGCCTGACATAGCCGTCTAGTACTACTTGGCTTTTGAGCGATATGCTTTTGGTTTTTTCTATGAATACCGCCTCTCCCTCGCGCTCAGGGGTTTTCCTATTCTTGCGCTCTTCAATCATCTGAACCTCCGTGAGCGTTATGGGCATTTTCTTGGATAAAGACTTTTAGCGGGTGGTCGTCTTGCAAATGAAGGTTTTCAGGGATGGTGCGCAATATGCGATCACGGCCGCGCTTGCTGATGGCCTTGGACATCTCTTCGCTGATCTCCATGACGGCTGACTCATTGCCAGAAGGCGTCATGGCGCAGTCGATATTCTGGTCGACGACCTCTCGGTCTTGATGGCTCAGGAATTGCCAGTCCATAGCGTCTGCATGATTTCGCAGCCATCGGTAGCGCTCGGCGTCTTGGATATAGCAATCCACTTGGTGACGCATGGTTCGAATTACTGCCAGCCCTTCTTCGGCCTTATCGCGCAGTTCTTTGTCCTCGCGCGCGAGCAATTCATTTTCAGCGATCAGGTCGAGGATTGCGTTGCTGCGCTGGCATAGGGATTGGGCTTGGAACTTGAGATCTGAATAGTCACGCATGTTTAACTCCCGTACTTATGCCCGCATCGATAGTCGCATCCCAATCTGCTGGTAGTACATTCGTCCAAAGAAGCCGAATCAGCCCTCCGTCGTGCCATGTCGACTTGATATGCTGATACCTCTCGGAATCCTTGCGTAGAGCCTCGTTCTCGGCGATCAGCGCCAAGGAGACCGACTCGATGTCCCAGTCCATTACGGTGAGATAGTCATTCAGCGCGTCGTCGGCATCGAGATAAACGTTCTCGTCTTCGATGGTCTCGGTTTTTCTCGCCACTTGATGTAGTGAAACCTGTGCCGTCAAAAGCCGCTTAAGTTCGCTGTACTCGGTCATTCTTTCACCCTCCCGCCAGCGGCGATGATGGCTGTTCTGGCGATATCGAAAGCCTCGATCGCGCAGTTGTATGCATGACTATTCGCATATTGGATTATTGAGATATCTGGCAGCTCCACCACAACACTCGCAGCCCCATCCCTGAACCCATCAGCCGCAGCGGTGCCCATGTCGACGGCGGTGAATCCCGGCGTCGGCCCGCCCCTCAAATGCTCAATCATCTGCGCCTGCTGGGCGATGGTGGCTTGTAGCGCTTCAACCTCCTGCCACAGTCGGTCAGCAAGCGGCTCAAACCATCCTGCCATCCTCTGCAAGCTGCGCATGTGTGCGGCAAGCTCGGAGGATGATTGATCTCTGACGTAGGTCATACCTTCCTCCAATTCGCAGCCGACACCCGAGCCCAGCGCTCTTGGGTGACGATGATGAAATTTCTGATTCCCGTCAGCACTGGGTGCATCTCTCCATCGAATTCGACGAAGCTTTCATGTTTGCCGATTTCCGGGACGCGATCGATAGTGTCAAGCAGCTTTCCGGGGCCGCCATCTTCGTTCTGGGCGTGCAGATCAATTTGCATGGCGTTCCACCTCGATACGTTTCTGAATACCGGCCCGATAGCCTTCCGGCCTCATCGCGGCAGTGCGTTCAATGTTGGCGATGACCCGCTCGACGCCGCCGAATCGTTCATCTACGAGGCGACCGTCTTTGATCAACTGATCGGCCAGATTCCAGCCTTCACGTTCTTCAATGCGAGACATAGGGATGCTCCGTTAATCGAGTGTGGCGAGATTCAGGAGGGTGAAATAGCCGCGATCTGGCACCCATCCAGCGGTGTCGATGTGGTAGACATTCCCGAGGGTGACGGCGAATGGAAGGGGCGTATGCCCTACGATCACCGCTCGCACGCCGGCGACACCGCCATGGTTTTCGTCAGTGATGCGCTTTCGTGACCACTGGAGCATCGCGGCCGTGTGCTCTGCTTCTGCTGTTTGGCCTGCTAGCGCCTTCAGCATTTCTCCCCAACTACCGCGAGGCACATCGGCGTGCACGATGCCGATCAGGCCTTGTGCTGTCTCGACCTCGATCACCAGAGGTAATTCCTGAAGGATGCTGGCGTAGCAGTCTTGTTCGATACTGGACAGGCCGTAGAACCATGCGCCGCCATTGATGAAGTGCATTCCGCATTGGTCGCTTGTACGGCCTGCAGCGTGCGAATCGATGGTCATCTGCTCATGGTTTCCGCGCACGGCGTGGAACCAAGGTTTACGCAGAATCCACTCATCGACGTCGAGCGACTCCGGGCCTCGGTCAACCAGATCGCCGACACTAAACAGCCGGTCAACGGTTGGATCAAATCCTATGGCGTCCAGTGCAGCTTGCAACCGGGTGAAGTGCCCGTGAATGTCGCCAACCGCGAAATCTCGGCCGACCGTGTTTGCGGCGAAGCGCTTCACGCGCGACACCTCGATAGTTTCGAGCATGCGAAATCCTCCGGCCGGCGACCGGCAGGCTGTAAGTAGTCAATTAGGGGTTTACAACTGAGGGATCAGCGGCAGTACACGTAGTAGAACCAGGCGAGGGCGATCATTGATTCAGCTCCTTGACCTTGTCGAGGCAGGCGCGGGCAATCGAGCGCGCTTCGTCCTGCATGATTGAATTACCCTTAGGAACCCAGCTCAAAAATCCATCACGATCAGACCACTGCTGGTAGATCGTCTGAGCAACGAGTTCAATTTGCTCAGGCATCACCAATGCCTCCGCCTTCCCCTGCTCTACTCCAGCCATCCATGCCTCATGGCGATCTTGAATAGCTTGCAGTTCGTCAGCCGCTACCGGCGCGGGCGGCGAGGTATAAATTTCAGCGCTCCCGTCCTTATCGCAAAGATCGTTGGCATCCGGTATCGCAAAAAGCATTGTTCCTGCGAACTCAAGTTCGCTGATGCCGCCTTCAAGCAACCATTCAAGTCGAAGACCTTCGTCGTCGTCTTCGCGTGTTACCGCAACGGCTTGGATCAGAATTGGCTCAACCTTCCCCGCTTCCTGAGCGAGAACGGCGCGAGCGAATTCATCGAACTGCTCTTGGGTGAATAGGTAGCCATCACCATTTTCTGCTGGCTGTCCGATTTCAAATGCGAGTTGATTCAGTAGATCGCTCATGACTTGGCCTCTTCGGGTTTGGTGAGGGCGGCGCGGATGTCGGCCTCAAGCTCATTCCATCCCATATCGCTGATCACGCCGAGTGTTCGGCGCAGGAGATCTATCAGCTCCGCATTCCGCCGCTCGGCGTCCGCAAGGCGCTGCTTGAGTTGGATTGCGCAATCCATCGGTGAGTCCCCTGTTTGTTGCAGCCTCTCCTCACTGAATCCGACAATGTCCGCCAACTTATCAAAAGACTGATACGCACTCGCCAGCTCTTCCCGCAACGCAGACAGCTCGGATTGGGCGGCCTGTAGAAATTTAAACGCCATGGTTTCAGCGCCGCCATTGCCTTCATAGCAATAACTGCATATGCCGCCATTCAGGTCGTGAATTTCAAAGCGTGCAGGTCGGTCGCAATAAACCAGTTTGAAACCTTTAACTTCACTCACGGTAATCTCCAATCTGCTGTGCCCGGTGGGGCGGTTATTGTTGGGCGCGCTGGGCTCGAAGCTGGCTGTGGAATGTCGAGCGGTGGAAGCCGAGCTTGTATTCAACGTCGACCCAGCGCTGTCCGTGAGCCCGCATGTCGAGCGCCAAGGCCATGTAATCCGGCGTGAGCTGCTTGGGTCTGCCCTTGTTGCCAAGCACAACCCCGGCCGAGTTGAGGTGGTGCACGACGGTTGAATAGGCACAACCGACTGCCGTGGCGATGTCCTCGGCCTTCGAACCGCTGGCGTGCATGCTGAAAATCAGCCCGATAGAGTCAGGAGATAGTCTGGCTGTCATGGTCAGTCCTCCGTGTGTGTTCCCGCTGCCGGGCTTTCGAACACTTGGTATGGTTTCCGACGTTACGCGGCCGGCCACAGATGCTGCATCCGTTGTGCAGCTCCATGTAGCCCGCAGCGAGCTTTCCTTTGGATGGCATAGGGCCTCCCGGGATGGGTTTAGCGTGAAAGTTCTTTGGCGCGCTTCTTTGACCAGGCCAGCACGTCGAGCACGACGCTCTTGCTGAACATGCTGCGCTGTCGGTAGTAGTCGACCGAGTCGCGGGCAACGCTGAAGCAGATGCCTTCTGGAAACTTCATCTTGCGCAGCTCGTCGTGGACGTTCTTCTCGATGAATTCATGAGGGGTCATAGGGCCACCCATTCGTTCTTGGCGTTGTAGTGGCCGCGCCAGTCGCCGAGCGAGAAAACCAGTGTGCCGGGCGTACACAGCCAGGCTGACTCAATGGGGCCGCCAGTCAGCCGGAAGCTGGACTTAAAGGCCCGCAGAACGCGCCTGCGGATGCGAGGACGCGACAGATCAAACCGCTTGATGCGGAGGGGGGGTAGACATTGCGTGTCTCCAGGCAAGCGCCTGCCTCGCCGGCTGGCGTGATTCGTTGAAGGAGGGACTTACTGCTGCTTGGCGAAGAAGGCCGGATGAGGCCCTGCTCTGCGCTTCGGATAGTCGATGTTGCCCTTGACCAAGAGGCGATTGAAGCGCGCGAACCTGACACCCATTTGGTTCATGGCTTGGGTGCGGGACAGGCCAACCTCAAGGAATGCCTTGATGCGCTCACAGTCCTTCGCGTCTTGGGCATCGTCGGCCTGGCGCGCCCTGAGATTCTGGTAGCCAATTTGCGCGGCTGTCTGGAAGCTGAACCCGCCTTCCAGGGCTATGGCTGTCAGAACCTTGCGCGATTTCCCGGTGGCTTCCATGGCTTGCGCGTAGGTCATCGACTCGGCGAGCTTTCTGGTGTGCTCAACCAGGTCATAGCGCTCTTTTGCGCGTTCGGCTGCCCGTTCGGCACGTTCCTGCTGGCGTTTCGTTCTCTGTCGTACCGCGGCGGCAGTGGGCGGCTTCGGCGTAGTGTCGATTACCACCTTCGGGCGTGGCGGTGGCTCATGCCTGGCTGGTGGCGGCTTCATAGTCGGGCCTTCCAGCACCTCAATGACCTTTCCTCTGCTGAGATACTCCTCCCGCGCCAGTTCAATCCGGTGGCGCTCAGGGTCGAGTGCCTTGACCATGTTCAGATCGGTGCTGATGTATGCGCTCATGAATGATCACCGTGGAATACTTGCCAGTGTGGTTTGCACCAGCTCAAGGAATTTGGCGCGTCGCTCTTCGAGGCGCTTCAGTTCGTCCTTGAGGTCGTCGCGGTCCTGCCGATAGACGATGAGCTGGCTGGCTTCGGGGAATTCGGAGCAGAAGCTGACGAAGTCGACCCAGTCTCGGCCTGTGCAGTCGAGGTGCCCGACCAGTTGCCAGCGGTAGGCAGGGTCGAACGATCCGCGCTTGAGCGTGGCGTAGTGGACTGCCGCGGTGACTGACTTGATCTCGATCACGCCGTCATCCTGTATGAGCCCGTCAGGACTATCTCCGTGATCGCCACAGTCAAAGAATCCGCCATTCGTGACATCGACGAACTCGGCATCCTCGTAGAGCATTCGGGCAATTGGCTCCTGCTCGTGTCCGCGCTCCATGTGGTCGGTCGAGAAGCTGAACTCAGCTTTTCGGCCTGTCGCCAGCTCCAGTGCTAGCTGAAGCGCGTACTTCTTGGCTGGATCGCCGAACGCCGCGCCGTCGTTGGCCATGATGCAGCCGAAGTTCGACGCGGTGGCCTTGCCGAGTCTCAAGGCCTGCCATGCTTCCGTGTTCTGCGGAACGTCATGCCATACGCGATTCATTGGCGCATTCCTCCATGAGCTGCTGCTGGTGGGCATCGGAGATGGATACGCGGGCCAGCACAGCGTCAAGGTTGCCGTCGCGCTTGTACGCTGCTTTGGCGTTGTTCCACGCCTTCTGGTTATCGGGTGCGAGCCATGCAACGACCGGCGCCTTCGGGCTGATCCGCAAGCCTTCCATCACCTCGCGGCCGAACTTGACGTTCGAATCCACGTAGACGCTGATCTTCACGCCGGCCCAGTCCTCGATAAACGGGGAGCCAGTCAGCGCCTTCATCGTCTTGCTGTTAGTGACGTTGAGGATCATCGGCTTCAACTTCTCGCCCGGGCGGATCTCGCGCTCGGCGAAATAGGCCGTGTTGAACATGTCCTTGGTCTTCTTCGTCTTGTCGATCTCCAGCTTGACGTGCGACACCGTGAAGGTCATGTATCCAACGATGTCAGCGCTGCTCAGGTAGGGGCTGTTGAAGGCCTTCTTGAAGTGAGTTTTCGTTTCGTCGTTCATTACTCACCTCTGGCTTTGGCGATAGCGGCGCGGGCGAGATCTTGCAGTTCTATTTCAACAGAGATGGTGTCCCATTTGACGCCGCCGTATACCTGCATCATCCCGGTCAGAGCCTCAAGCAAGTCAGGTGCTGCCGAGATCAGTTTGGCGTTGGCTCGCTTAATGTCGTAGCCGAGCTCAACGCCGCCACCGTCTACGAAGGTGAACCCTTCAGAGCAGTCAGCGATCTGCCAACCATCGGTCGAATGGGCATTAATCCCATCACCACTGTCGGCGCCAAGCGCAGAAAAGACGGTGATATCGTTCTTCACTTCCCATGGGCCGGGGGTTCCGGAAAATTTAGACATGACAGGTTCCTTCCGCCATGCAGGCGGCGAGTGAGTTCGAGTTGTTAGGTGGGGGAATGCCAAGTCACAAACGGTCTGGGTTAGCCCGCGAGCCTCTTGCTGTCGAGACAGAAGCTTTGCAGGTGAAGGACCAACTCCTATTCGCCTTGGCTGGCGGTGATGTGCTATCG